TATCTGGAGAAGTGCGCAAAGGATGCCCTTTCAGGAGCCCTTGCCTTGTGCATCCAGAATGTCGGGATAGGCAGGACATTGGGCCTGTTGAAACAGCATCAAGAGCATTTGCAGGACTTCGACCCGCTCGGGAGGTAAACCGTGACGGAATGGAACTGGCGCACTCAACAGATGTTGGATGAGCGCGCAGTGGTCGAACACATTCGTCGGAACGGATACATAGGGCAGGAGACGCTTGGGGATGTGTGCCCAAACTGGTGCCCAGGTGGCGGATATCCCGGCCCAGAAAACGCAAATTCTCTAGTTTCCAAAGATTACGAGCGCATAAGGGCTGCAAACAAGCTGCGCCTGAAGAAGCCTCCCAAGCCTAAATACGAACCGATGTTTTAATTACGGCGACAACCTACGAGGAACGCCACAATGGCTACAAAGGGTAGAGCGCCCGGATTTCAGATGGGGGCGGCTCATAGGACTAAAATCGCAAACTCTCAAATTCTCAAGAGGTTAATCGGTCACGCCGAGGGGAAAGTTGATATGACCTCGACGCAGGTTCAAGCCGCGTTGGGTTTGCTTGACCGTGTAATGCCAAAACTGGCGCAAACGACAATTGAGGGCGGCGAAAACCCAATTGTCATAACCGATCACATCGGCCTTGTAGCCGTCGAGCCTGATGCAGCCAAAGATTGAACTACCGGCCAAGCTGGTTCCGGTATTCACTGGCGAGGCTGATGTAAGGGGTGCATACGGGGGCAGGGGAAGCGCAAAGACGCGATCCTTTGCCAAGATGACCGCAGTAAAGGCGGTTATGTGGGATGCCGCTGGCCGTGAGGGTCAGATACTATGCGCCCGACAGTTTATGAATTCTCTGGCCGAAAGTTCGCTTGAGGAAATCAAGGCGGCAATCAGGGAAACAGACTGGCTCTTGCCGTTTTTTGATATTGGCGAGAAGTACATCAAAACCAAGTCGGGGCGCATCTATTACAGCTTCGCCGGGTTGGATCGAAACGTCGATAGCATCAAGTCCAAGGCGCGCATTCTGCTTTGTTGGGTTGATGAGGCCGAGCCGGTAACGGAAGAAGCCTGGATAAAGCTAATCCCCACGTTGCGCGAAGTTGACAGCGAACTGTGGGTGACATGGAACCCCGAAAGCAAGCGTTCCCCGGTTCATAATCGCTTCAGGATGAGCCAAGACCCGCGATATAAAATCGTGGAAATGAATTGGCGTGACAATCCCTGGTTTCCCTCGATCCTCAATCGCCAGCGGCTTAGGGACAAGAACGAAAGGCCGGACTATTACCCGCACATCTGGGAAGGGGAAATGCTCCTTATCAAGGAGGGGGCATACTTTGCGAAGCAGCTACAGCAAGCCAAGGATGACGGGCGGATCAAACCGCTTGCGCGTAATCCGCTGTATAGGCTCCGAGCCTTTTGGGACTTGGGCGGACGTGGCGCGAAGGCTGATGCCACCACTATCGTCATTGCTGAATGGCGCTCTGAGGAGGTATACGTCCTCGATTACTATGAGGCAAAAGGTCAAACGGTTGGCGCGCACGTCCACTGGCTCCAAAGAAAGGGCTATGAAACGGCGTTATGCTACCTGCCGCATGACGGGGAACCCAGAAGTCCTATTGCGGATGCGTCTTGGAAGACTTTTCTTGAGGCGGCTGGATTTGACGTTGAAATAGTGCCCAATCAAGGCGCTGGCGCTGCAATGATGCGCGTTGAAGCGGCAAGGCTTCATTTCCCACGCATTCATTTTGATGAGAAAAAGACGGAAGCGCTGAGAGAGGCGCTTGGGTACTATCACCCGAAGATAGACGAAAAGCGCGGCATTGATCTTGGTCCTGAGCATGATGACTCAAGCCATGCTGCCGATGCGTTTGGCATGATGTGCCAGGTTTACGAACCGCCTCGCAATACTGTCGAGGAATATGAGGTCAACACAGATTGGGTAGTTTAGTGAATATCCGCACATTCACCTATGCCGTTGAAAACTACCTAGCCCAACACAGACAGGGCAGGATCACGCTGGATGAGGCCGAAAAGGCCATCAAGGCGGAAATCACCACGCATCTTGAGACAATGGAAGCGGACCATACACGATGGCTGAAAAGCTATTGGCGCAATGGGTTTAGCGTCCCTGCTGACATTCAAGACGAGTTGAAAGAAGCCGACGATGACACAGCGTCATTGGCATATCGGCTGGCTGATGCAGTTGGCGACAGCATCAAAGGCGAAGCCCTTTTGCGCTTCAAAGGTTTCTTTCGAGGCATAGATGGCACGTAATAAATTGTCCGATAGCGATATTCAGGCCCGAGTAGGCCAGGAAATTGCGGACTCCCTGCTGTATGAACGGACAGAACTTAGCGAAAAGCGTTCGCGTGCGCTTCAATACTATTACGGCGAAATGCCGGACACGCCACCGCCGCCCAATCGGTCAAGCGTGGTGTCTAGGGACGTTTCGGACACCATCGACAAGATGTTGCCGCCGATCATTCGCACGTTCACTGCCGGTGGCAGGATAGTCGAATACGAGCCACAGGAGCCCGGTGACGAGCGTTTCGCGGAACAGGCTAGTGACTACGTGTCCTACGTGTTCATGCGCGACAATGACGGCTACAGGGTTCTGTATAACGCTACGCATGATGCGCTGTTGCAGGGCAATGGCATCGTCAAACACTACTGGGAAGACAAGCCCGAGTACCACGAAGAGGAATATTCCGGCCTCGACGAAATGACCATGACCGCATTGCTCCAAGACCCGGAGCTTGAAGTCACGGAGCAGGAAGTCGAGGAAACCCCAATGGGGCCGATGTATTCCTTGGAAGTACGCCGCCTCAAGAGCAAGGGCAAGATTTGCATTGAGGCTATTCCTCCAGAGGATTTTCTGATTGATGCCGATGCGACGACCTTGGAGGATTTCAGGTTTGTCGCCCATCGCTCGCAAGTCACCCGCTCTGACCTTATCGAATGGGGTTTTAAGCGCTCGGACGTGGAAGGCTTGGGGTCATCGTCCTCGGACATTGAGTCTGAGGAAAAGCTGGCACGCGACGGCGAATGGACCAATCGTTCCGGACTGAGGGATGATGCCACAACGCTCGTGGACTTGTATGAGTGCTATGTCAAAATCGACGTAAACGATGATGGGATAGCCGAGACTGTCCAAGCCTACTATGCGGGCGATGCAGCAGGCGCTGGCGTGTTGCTTGACTGGGATGAATGGGATGGTGATCTGCCGTTCACGGACATTCCATGCGAGCCTGTGCCCCATCGTTGGGATGCGCAGTCGATTGCCGAAAAGATTTTCGACATTCAGCAGATCAAGACCACGATGCTGCGTGCCGCATTGGATAACCAATATGCGGTGAACAACCCGCAGCCCATTGTGGTTGAAGGCGCGGTAGTCAACAAGGACTCTATTACCAACCCAAAGTATGGCCAGCCTGTAATTGTTCGCAAGGGCCTCGACAAGCCGATTGAATATCGGGACATGCCCTATGTGGGCGACAAGATTTTTGGTGTTCTTGAGTACCTTGACAAGATCATTGTCGAGCGTACCGGCACCAGCAATAACGCAATGGCCCTTGACCCGGAGACATTGCAGAACCAGTCGGCAACAGCCGCGCAATTGCAGCATGATCTATCCTATTCCAGAGCCGAATTGCTTGCCCGCAATATGGCCGAGTTGGGCTGGAAGAAGGTATTCCGCAAAATCCTGCGCATCATTGTCAAGCACCAGGACAAGCCCCGCACGATCCGGCTTAGGAATGAATGGGTTCCAATGGACCCGCGTGGCTGGAATGCAGAAATGGACTGCGTTGTCAACGTAGGCTTGGGCACAGGGTCTCGGGATAGGGACATGGCCATGCTTGGCGCTATTGCGATGAGCCAGAAAGAAATCATTGCATCGTCCGTGCAGTTTGAAATGCCGCAGTTGGCGCTTGAAATGCTTCCCAAGCTGGTAAAGACGCTGGTGAAGCAGGGTGAGGCCGCAGGCGTGCGCAATGCGGATGATTATTTTCCTGAATTCACGCCTGAAAAGATGCAGGCCATGATGCAGCTGGCCATGCAACAGAAGCCAGACCCGAAAGTCGAGGCCGAAAAGGCGAAGATACAGGCGCAAATTCAAGGCAAGCAGGCTGAAATGCAGCTTGAAGGCCAGAAGATGCAGATGCAGGCCCAAAATGATGCGGCAAAGGCACAGGCTGATGCGCAATTGGCCCGCGAAAAGGCGGAAGCCGATATCATGCTGAAACGCGAGCAGTTGACGGCAGAAATGGCCCTCAAGAGGGAGCAATTGCAGGCCGAATTGATCCTTCAAAGGGAACAGATGGCGGCAGAATTGCAGATCAAGCGTGAACTTGGAATGTACAACGCGAATGTCAATGGAATGACCAAGGTTGCGACCTCTGGTGTACACGTTGGCGGGGAGCCTGGTTAATGTCGGCACTCGTTGATGTAGCGGTTCGCTCGCCTGTACGTTCTCCGGTGTTTCTGCCTACGGCATGGAAGTGGTCAAGCGGCACTGCGCCGTCCGCATG